GTGGTTTTGATTACCGAGTCTCCCGACAACAATTGTTGGTTGAGCACTCGGTATACAATGCCCTACATCGTGGTGATCCTGAGTTACAAAGGTTGTTAGCCATGCAATTGCTCAATCAGGGACGTACCAAACACGGTATTAAATATTGGAGTGACGGACGACGAATGTCCGGGGATGCAAATACATCCCTTGGGAACCGGACATTGATGTATTTAATGTTGACGCTAGCGATGGAAGCGGTACCTTGTCCTTACGAACTAATCGTGGATGGTGATGATGCCATCATCTTCGTAGGGAGTAAGTTCGAGGTGGAAGCACGACGTGCGCTCGTGACCACATTCACTGAATGTGGCCACGTGCTCGTCGCTGAGGATAGTTGCACTATCATGGACGCGGTCTATCACCGGTCGAAGATAGTGTGGGGCGCCAGTGGATGGACGATGGTGAGAGACCCATGGTTGGTGATGGGCACCGCTTTCGCGGGCCATACACATTACCATGAAAAACGGGGGGGGCTGCGGGCAATGAAGACAATTGCTCAAGGCCTTCTAGTACTTCACCTCGGAGTACCGGTTCTCCAGAGTTTCGCGATCGGGGTTTTGCGGAGCTTACGAGGGGTCTCATGGCTATTGTCGTCTCTGGACGACTTCACACGCACTCGACTAGAGCGAGAACACCACGAATGGTTGACAGTGCGACCTGAAACAGTGACTGATAAAGCGCGGAGTACATTTGCTCGCGCGTGGGGAATTGATCCGGAGGGTCAGCGAAGGCTCGAGCGATATTTGGAAAAGGATAGATCTGCACAATTAGATGACTACACTTTCCAAACATTGCCCGAGCAATGGCTACCCTCAAACACCGGCATGGAAGGCGTCGGTGATTGGTGCGATCGGCTATGATTCGGTGACATGCCCGCAAGCAAGGGACCGGCACCAGATGGTATAGTCGTGGGGCGGCTGGCTGGTAATGTGAATGGGGACCGGAAGTGCGCTTGATGGGGTGTACAACCGTCGGAGAGATACGACCGTGACGAGCGTTGGCAAGTTATGACTCCGGCGTATCCGACCAGGGTTGTGCATTCACACGCCCGAGGCCTGGGTCTACAGGTACCTGAGCTCCTGCCGTAGCGTGGAGATGACTCGAGCGGTGGGTGAGAGCCGGGAGGGCTGTTAACAGCGGGTCAGTAGTTACGACCGCACCGAACGCAGGGAGGGAGGCCCTGCAGTCCGTACGTTCAGGCTGGTAAAGTCATTTGCCCCTCCAGCTTGACAACACTTGTGTCAATGATAG